GACATTGGTAGCCTTGCTGAACAGAAGCCGGCCCTGATGGAGAAGGTTATCAACAGGTCTACCGCTAACACCATGCGGTGTATGGAGATTACGATGGGATCGCCGCTGACAAAGAAAGAACGGAATGCGACCAAGAAGTCTCAAATCAATCCTGAGTGCGCCTATATTTCTAATCCTAAGTATATTCATTACTAGTGGCTGTAGTTCGGTCAAGCGATTAGAGATATTCAGCAAGCCGGTTGAGCGGGCCCCGCTCGCCCTGGCTGATCCGTTGCCGCCTAAGTTAGTAGGTATGAAATGGGTTGTGATAACCGAGGCCAATCAGCAGGCTGTGTTCGCTAAGTTGGAAAAGAATAGGCAGGACGGCGCGCTGTTCGGCTTGACCGACGACGGCTATGAGACGCTCTCCCTCAACCTTGCCCACATTCGTAAATATGTTAGTAAGGTACGCGCTACATTGCGGCACTATCGGGCGTACTACGAACCAGCTAAAAAGAAGGAGGTAACTAAATGATTGACCAACTCAGGACGTTGCTTGAAGAAGACGAGGGTATCAAGCATGAAATTTATTGGGATCATCTCGGTATACCCACAATTGGCGTAGGTCATATGATTTTAAAGAGTGACGAGGAGTACTTCTATCCTGTGGGCACATCTGTTAGCGAGGAGCGAGTGACCGAGTATTTCAATGCCGATGTAAAGATCTGTATTAACGATTGCCAAAGTCTGTTTGAAGGCTTCGACGATATGCCTTCAGATGTTCAGATCACTGCGGCAAGCCTAGCCTTCCAGCTTGGTATGCCGCGTTATCGGCAATTCAAAAAGCACCACGCCGCGATGATTGCGGGCGATTGGCGAGAGGCTGCAGCACAGTTACGAGATTCGAAGCTGTACCGCCAGACACCTGAGCGGACAGAGCGCCATGCGCAGAGGTTAGAAGCGGTCAGCTACACGTAGTCCCCGGTCGTTGGTGGAAAGCCAACCCCCTTTGTTGACATTGTCCGATGCTGTCACTACATTGACAGTATCAGTCACTAACCGGGGGAGGTCATCACCATGTCACAGCCGAGGATCACGCACTGGAAGAGCCGGAAGGCCAGGGGCCTGAAGGCTCACGTCGTCGTCTTCGGTGGGGAGGAAAGGTTCTTCGCAACCAAGACCGAGGCCCAGGCGCATTGTGATAGGATCGTTGCCGATGAGGCGGCAGGCGGTCACGTCACGTCGAAGTACGCCGCCACATTTCGCACAGCAGCATCCGCCTTTGAGCGGCACATTGAGGACAAGGTCGGGGCCGGCGTGACCAGCGCGGGTCAGCAGCGCAGCCACCGCTTCGCGGTGCAGGCTTTGTTGCCGATCTACGTTGATGGCGTCAATCTTGGCGACGTCCTGGTCTCCGACCTGACCGCCGGCCACGTCAGTTTTGACATCCTGCCGGGCCTGGCCAAGGGCCGCGCCGCGAAATCGGTACACAATTATTACGCCACGCTAACCGCCGTCTTGCGGTTCGCCGTCGTCAAGGGCTGGTCAGCTACGAACCCGGCGCAGAACGTCCGCGCATCCGACACGGTCGGCAGCGCCAACAAGTCGGGCGACGACAAAGCCGAGCGGATCAGCCCAGACCGGATCGCGGCGATCATCGCAGCGGCTGGCAAGTGGTCAACGGCTATCGCATTCGCGGCGTCGACCGGCCTGCGTCAGGGCGAGCAGCGCGCTCTGCAGTGGAAGCACATTAATTTTGATCGCGGATTTGTCGAGGTTCGCCAGGCTGCGAAGACCGGCAACGAGATCGGCACGACGAAGACGAAATCGGGCAAACGTGACGTGCCTCTCCATGACAGCATCATCGCCCAGCTGCGTGAGAAGCGTCTGGCCAGCCCGCACAGCGGCGACGACGACTTCGTCTTTCCAGCCCGCGACGGTCGCCCGCTGTGTCAGAGCGTTTTACTGAAGGATGCATTGCTGCCAGCGTGCGCCAAGGCCGGCGTTGCGCCGATCTGCTGGCACGATTTGCGGCATTACTTCGCAAGCCGCCTGCTGGAGACCATGCAGGACGACCTGTGGACGGTGGCGCAAATCCTTGGCCACAAGGAAATCAGCACAACACAAACGATCTACGGGCATTGGCTGAAGAACGCCGACCGCGACCGGCGCATCAAAAGTCGGATTGCGTCAATCAATTTCTAGATGGCGAGTTGTTGCATGTGTCTAGATGCCGAGTTATTGCATGCAGAGGGCCAGCCCTACGGGCTGGCCCTTCTCCTGTGTGCTCCGAAGCGCGCCTAGAGTGAAGCCGCCGACGCGGTCACGTTTGATCGCGCTAAGCCGGCCCTAATCGAGTGGGCCATCTTCAACGAGTGCTGCCAGGTGTGGTGCGTCGTTCTCGTCCCCATCAATTCCTGTAAGGTCATACCGTTACGACGGAGGCTGCTCTGGACCGCGATCTTTTGGAATCGACCCCCAGCCCCGCTACTCTTGTATACCAGCTCAGCATGTCTGCCCAGATGGCTCTGCCGCCGCTTCACCTTTACCTTCGTCGGTTCTGTGGCGACAGTCGTCGCCGTCGCCACAGGATCGTCGGCCTGCACCGTCAAGATGATGCTCGACAGATCATCGCTCACCTGCTGTATCGCGGCCAAAAGAGCGGGCACGTTCGTCGTCGTCAGTTCGATTGTAACATTAGCCATAGTAAGGTCTCCCTAGATTGAGGTTGAGCTGCCAGGCTCAGTTAGCCTGGCAGCGATTTCTGCATAGCCCGCGATGTCACGAAAGTGATCGCGGTCGGGTCGTCCGCATCGCAGCCTCGATATCTTCTGCAAGATATTAAGCACGCAAACGTCATGCGGTTGCAGGTCTGATGTAGATGCACCAGCTGCGAGGTACGCAGACCACAAGACAGAGGTCAGCGATTGGTTTTTGCCAAAGTCTCCGTGGGTTTCGCCCCGGTCGATGATCGTGGCAGCGGCTTCGTCAAGCACCGTCATCATGTCTACAGCTCAAAACCACCACCACCACCACCACCCGTGTTACTGTCGCGTGGGTCATTCAAGAACAGCTGGAAGCTGCCAATTTTGCGGTACTGTCCCGGTGCCGCGATCAGCTCAAGCTGGACGTTGGGCCGGCCACGATCACCAGCGGTGCGAAGGTAGTCGTCCAGGCGGGCCTTCAGGTCGGCATCCTCGATATTGAGCCAGCAGCTGGCCTTCACATGGCTGTTCGGGCCAACAATCTCAAGTAGCTTGATCTTACCGTTCGATAGCTCTGGTCGCATGTTAGTAATCCTTCTTGGTTGCCACGGCTTCGACCCGCGCGGCCCACAATGAGCCAAGTGTTTGATACATCTGCAGTTCTTCGGCTTTCAGATCTATCAGGGTAAATTGGTTGTCATTCATCCACCCGCGCAGCCGCGCTTCCGAATCATACGTGGCAAAATCGCTCGTCGCGGTGGCGCAGTAAGCAGCCCAGTCCGTCACCTCTTTGCCATCTCCCGTATCGAACGGTATATCGTCAGACACGATCTTGGTTTGCTGCGGCTGTGGTGGCTGTGGTGGTGCAGCCGGCGGGGCCTGTTCGTGACCGCTGGACACGGCGTGCGACCGCGCGATCTCGATCTCGTTGAGGCTGGCATACTCCCCGCCATGAAGGCCGCAGCTCGCAAGCGCGCGGCCTATTGCACTCGTCTCGCAGTTCTCAACGGCGGACGTGGCATTAACGCCACTAGATCCGCGAACCTCCTCAGCCAGACCTGACCCGATCACACGACCAGCAGCATCCGCCACCTTTGCCGACACGCGCACAAACTTGTCGTCTGCGTGCAGCAACTCCGTTTCGATGCCAATCTCCAGGCCATACGTCTGTCGCAGGACGGTGACGCGGTGCTTAACCTCAAGATATTTCTTGCCGCCCTTCTGCTTGACGCCAGCCGTATCGGTCAACGCATTGGCGTGGTTCATGGCGGCGACGTGCTTTTCGACGTCTGTCACAGCACCATCCCAGCGATAATTATCAGAGCGCAGCACATAACAAACATCGCACTAGCAATCGTTTCCTTCAGCATCTCGTTGTTCTCCCTCTTTTTGTTTGGTTTTGGTGTTGATATCCGTCGCCGCGACATTGACGAGCAGTCCTTCGACTGTGGCCACATCGAAGTGTGGCAAACTTTCGCACGTCCGACCGACGACGCGCCCGTCCAGTCTACCGCCGCCTCTGGTACTGACAGTCACGACGTCTCCAAGCTGCGTGTTTATGCGGCCTGTCATCATGCTGACAGTCTATACGTGGCGAAGACTTTGCCGTTCTTCTTGGTCTGAACGGTCTCTATGTCCAGCCCCTCCTCCCGCAGCTCTGCGATCCTGGCCGCGAGCCGGAAGACCCCATACTCCTGTAGCGCGTCGATAGCGCTGATTGGCTTCCGGCTCAGGTGATCTCGGATCAAATCTTTTTGGCTCATAACGAGTACCTGTCTTCCCAGGCGTGTATGTCCTCCAAGCGGAACCGAATTATCCGTCCGATCTTGATGCACGCCGGTCCCGTGCCGTCTTTGTCCCATCGTCGCACGGTTGCCGCCGACACCTGATAGCGCGCGGCCACGTCTTTGATAGTCAGCAGACGCTCTTGTGTACGTTCGTATTCATCTTCAATCATCGGTATATCTCCCTTGCTTGTTTTATTACGTCTGGATGGAGGTCTTTCCACGCGAAGAAATGGTCCCACTGCGGGTCACAGAGACGCATAAGCTCTTCTGGCGTTGTAGCTGCCTTGAGAAGGCGTTCCCGCCTCTGACAGGCCTGTGTGACCGCCTGAAGGGTGTCTCGCAGCTCATCTTCCGATGGCTGGAATATCCTGTAGCCCATTCGGTTGGCGACGACGATCGTTGGCAGCAGTCCAGACAACTTCCAATAGCCGGCGACCTGTTGCTTGTGAAGGTGGGTTGCTGCTGCAGGCAGGCTGTTGGCAGCAGGCTTGTCCGTATGCGCCTGCCGATCCCACATGGTCTTCAGTTCTATGCGGCGGCAATAATCGGGACGACCGTTATATTTCAGCTCGCAGCCGTCGAGCTGGCCCCACATGTCAACCTCACCCTCGACATCATTGATGCCATTAAGCACCAGCGCCTCTCGCAGGCCGTCCAGGGCATTGCTGCAGACCAGTTCCAGTTCGCAGCCCATCGCATCATCAGAACTGCGCACCCTCTTGCCGTCTAGGTCGTATAGAGGGTCTTCGCGGTGGGCGATAACCGCCATCTCTTTTTCTAGGTCGTTGTGTTTCGGCGGCGTATAATCATGCAGCTCATTGACAGCGGATCGATAGGCTTCGCCGCCGGTTTCGCCATGCAGCAACACAGCATCGCAGTAGTGCTGCACAATGTTGCCACTGGTCATGTTGATGTTATCAAAGCCATATTTTGCGATGGTCTCGCGGGCCTCGACGGCGCTGCCGTCTACCGCGCCCTTCAGAATTTGCCAGGCGTGGTTGACTGCCGGCCTGCGGACACCCTTATCGTAGAAGGTCGCGCCGTCAGGCTTAGACGGGTTGCTGTGGTGGTAGTAGTTGTGCCGCGACGCCCAGTCGGGCGTCAGGTCGAATGTGTTTTTTGCGGCCACGTTGTGCCCTCCCAGGATCACGATCCGAAAAGACTACGCCAACTTGACCGTTGATGTCAATTCATCCTTGTGCGACACTTGCTGTTCTTGGACGTACACTAGAGAGGCTAACATGCAGCTAGATGCTTATAGACGTGCGCGCGGACACACATATAAGGAGCTGGCGCGGCTGCTCGGCGCGTCACACGCCGCCGTCAGCCGCCGCTGGTGCCTGCCGCCCACAAACAGGGATCGGATGATCCCTGCCGAGGAGTTCATGCACCGCATCATGGTGCTGACTGCGGGCGAGGTAACGCCCAACGACTTCTATGTGACTGATCCCGGCGACGATGGCCAGCCCTGAGTACGATCTACACGTCACGGCTGTCGCCTGGCTGCGCGTTGTTCTGCCGGCAGGCAGCCTTGTCCACCACTCACCCAACGAGGGGCGGCACAACGTGCAGTATCGCCGCAAGCTGGCCATGCTCGGCATGCGGCCTGGATGGCCAGACCTGCAAATTGTCGTGCCGACGACGCATTTCTTGGATGGTGTGCGGCCAACCGGCGTCTACATCGAGCTGAAGTCTCCAAAGGGCCGGCTCTCACCAGCGCAAAAAGAAGTGATAGCAGCTCTTGTTGCGGCCCGGCGTCACGTCTGTGTCTGTCGGTCGATGGATGACGTAGAGTCTTTTCTGCGCAGTTTGCTGAGGTTACGCTTGACGACATGGTGACCAAGGACGCATCCGTGTTCGACGACGATGGCGACAGCGACGCCATGCGCTGCGAAGTTTTGTGGGCAAACGTCATCGCGCGCGCCTGCAAAGACGCCACCTGGGACGGCGTAGCTGGTCGCGCAGGCGCAACCAGGGACAGAGATCAGGCCAGGGCCTGGCTCCTGTCCAATTCGGTTGATCTACATCTCGTATGCGACCACGCAAACGTACATACAGAAAGGGTAACACTATGGGCACGACGGTGCGAGGAAACGGGAAACTGGGCGTCAAGATTTGCAGTGGACGACGAAAAGCCGCACTCACAACAAGGATAGAGGAGGTTGACGCGGCAATCTACCGCCACGTTGACAGGCTGACAGACCTGCGCGAGGTGAAAAAGCGACTTGCGCTTAGGCTCGCCGCCACCATAGGCGACGATGAAACAGAGACCAATCGGTCGCGCATCAAGCGCCTAGTTGTGGCCGCCACGAACGTGAGCTGGGCGCGCATCGTCGGACGGCAACGATCTCGGCAGGTCGTCGCAGCGCGGTGGCTGACGATGCACATGCTGTATGAGGCTGGATACAGCCTGTCAGACATTGGCCGCTGCCTGAGCAAAGACCATTCGACTGTTTTGCATGCCAGGGATAGCTGGCCAGCGTACTACACCGACCCAATCAATGCCGACGCAGCCGCCACCGCACGCGCATGCTGGCACGCCTATTACGCCGAGAAGCTGTCATGACGCATGTAAGTTTTTGGCGACAGGCGCGTAATGCCGCCGATAAAACAGGCGAATGTACCGACAATCGCACGATAATGTGCATAAATAATCGTGGCCCATATACGGCGGTTATCTCCCATCGCCGGCGTTGTCTGGGGCCTGAAAAGGCCCATACGGTGCGCATGTGCCACAGTGTTGCTGGAAAACATCTTGACACGCAAAAATGAGAGGCCCACTAGTCTAGCTAGGTCATTATATGACCGTGCGTACTTTGCCAGTATGAGCGTCAAGTCTCCGCAGCATAAGCAAGCTACAAAAGAATCTATTGATTTAACTATCCAGCGGCTGGCCAAGCGAACAAGCTACAACTATCGCCAAGCAATCGCACGCAGACAAGCAGACGAAAGCGGCGAGCTTTTGGTGAGGGTTATGCGCTACCTTACGCCTAGGCTTAGCAGGTCTAATCTCGCTGACGTCTATGCCGCGCTGCTGGAGATGGATGACGATGACCTATCACGCTTCGCTCGACAGTACGGCTGGCAGACAAAGACTGGGCCTTGATTACCCGACGCTAAAGAATATGGACATGCCAGGCCTCGCCGGCATGTTCGTGGAGGCTGCCGAGACTAACCGCGCCATGCCAGCTGCCCATCGCCGGCAAAAACTGAACAGCTGGCCCGAATACTCACATGACTGGCTGAGTTACGCCGATGATGAGACGCACGTCACCATCAGGCCGTCAGCAGCTGCCGTCGATAGATGGGAGGTCTGCATATATGTCAGCAGGGAGGTGCCGGAATCCGACCGGCGTGTGATCTGGATGGTCAGCCTATCAGCTGCTTACAGGGATCGCGGGCCTAACTGGCGGCGGCTGGGCAGGCTTCTGCATATGGATGGCAGGACTGTTAAGCGCAGATACAAGGATGCGCTGATGGCGCTGTACTACAGCATATGACCGACAGTACCTGACCGGACAGACACGCGCACACCCCTAGGGGGTGTGCTTGTCTGTCCGTCTGTCCTGCAGGCACAATAAATACCAGAAAACAGCCATTGCTGACGCGCCAGACCGGACAAGACGCCTTGTCTGGCCTTGTCCGGTCTGTCCGGTGTCGTTCGGGGACGTTTTTACTTAAAATAAGTCTTGTGCGTTGCGAATGCCCCCAAACGTGGTATTAATGGCATACGCTGGACGGATCTACCTCCCGCCGTCAGCAAACTGCGGGGCCGGCATGCCGCCACACGCTGCCGGCTCCGCTTTTTTAGAGGCCTCATGTCGAACATTTCAACCAAGAAGATGCAGGCGATCTCTGACCTGCTGGCGACCGGCGAGAGCCTGGTCAGCATTTGCAAGCGCAAGAATATGCCGAGCTATGCGAGCGTGACGAGAGCTGTCCAGGCCGACGACGACCTGTGGGACATCTATAGACGAGGGAGAGTGCTGCAGGCCGAGTTCTTCGGCGACAGTATTAATGAATTGGCGCGGTCACCATTGCCGGAAACGCTTGATCCGCGCATCGTCAACGCTGAGGTACAGCGTCGTAGGCTGGAGATTGACAGCTTGAAGTGGACGCTGGCCAGGATGCAGCCCTTTGGCTTGCGGGACAAGAAGAGCGACGGCAACGCCAACGCCGGGGCCATTACGTTAAGCTGGTCGAGTGGAGAGGTCGAGGTATCGACGGCTGACGATGTTGGTGATGGCGATGGTCAGGTGATCGCGCTCAGGCCTGTGCCGTGACGCTGGTAGAGGAGCTGTCAAACGCGAACAAGGCGCGATGGGAATTGGCGCGGATACTGCTGGATAACCGCGTGACTGGCGACATCGAGGAGCTGCACGCAAGGTGCGTTGAGGTTGCCGAGACGCTGGTCTCTAACGTGACGGACGATGGTGGTTGACCTGTGTATGTAATGCTCCGTGTTGATCGAGCTACGCGCGCGACCTGGCTGGCTGCCGTCGATCAATCGATGGCATGCCCCGGCTTTTGTTTTGCGACTGAGTGGCGACTGGCTGGGCCAACGCATTGATAGCAATGGCGCGGGGGTTGGATCGGTTCCAACGCCCGTGATAAGGGGCAAATATTCTCTGCTTTTTTTCGGAAAAGCCGACCCCCCACCCCCCCGAAAGCGCGCCCGCCGCTCTATTGTATTATACTATCCCGACAACAAGAGGCTCACACGCATTGACGAATGTCTCCATCCCCTACACACCCCGCCGTCTCCAGGCAGAGCTGCACGCCGCGCTAGATAATTATCGCTGGGCTGTGGTGGTCTGCCATCGACGGTTCGGCAAGACGGTGATGGCGATCAATCATCTGCTGCGGCATGCTATCCTGTGCAAGCAGCCCAACCCGCGTGTGGCTTATATTGGGCCGACGTTTCGTCAGGCCAAGATGGTCGCCTTTGACTATTGCAAGCAGTTCGCTGGGGATATACCTGGCGTTAAGTTCCATGAAACGGAGCTGCGCGTTGACTTACCAAACGGCAGCCGCATACAGCTCCTCGGAGCAGAAAATCCAGACAGCCTGCGCGGCATATACCTAGACTTTGCTGTGTTGGATGAAATGGCCATGATGCCCGAGAACTTGTTCCCAGAGATCGTCAGGCCGGCGTTATCTGATCGCAAGGGCAGCTGTTTATTTCTAGGCACGCCGCAGGGCCACAATGCGTTCTTCGACCTCTATGAGCGCGCTGTCGCCGACAAGGCCTGGTACACGATGGTTTACCGGGCAAGCGAGACTGGCGTTGTAGACGCTGACGAGCTGGAAGCTGCGGCGTCCATGATGACGCAGGACCAGTACGCGCAAGAGTTTGAATGCAGCTGGGTGGCTAACGTGCCTGGCAGTATCTACGGCAAGGAGATGCAGGCAGCCCTTGATGACGACCGCATTGGAGATTGTCCTTACGATCCATCTCTGCCGGTCGACACTTGGTGGGATTTAGGCATTGGCGACAGCACGGCTGTGATATTTACACAGCAAACGCGGGGAGGCTCTCTTCGCGTTATCGATTGTTATGAGGCCAGGAATGAGGGCCTACCGCACTACGTTGAGGTTCTTCGGTCGCGTGGCTATCTTTATGGCACGCATAATGGTCCGCACGACCTTGAGGTCAGAGAACTGGGTACGGGCAAAAGTCGGCGCGAAATAGCGTATGACCTTGGTCTGACGTTCCGCGTTGTGCCTAAGCTGGGCCTTGAAGACGGCATCCACGCCGCCCAGCTGCTGGTTCCCAGGTGCATCTTTGATGCTGACGCCTGTAAGCCCCTGTTGGAGGCCTTGCGGCAGTACCACAGGGCCTACAACCAGAAGACCAGGGCCTTCAGACTGTCGCCGATCCATGATTGGTCTAGTCATTATGCAGACGCATTTAGATATCTAGCTGTTGGTCTGCGCGAGATGCGTGCGGATCGAACAGCGCCGCAGGCTTATGCCGACAATGCGTACAGCCCGCTGTCAGCCACACAATAGTTTGCTAGTTAGGATGGATTAACATGGGATTTTTAAGCCCAAAGCCACCGCCTGCTCCACCGCCGGCCCCGCCGGCAGCCCCCGTGCGCACCGTCGTCAGGTCAACAGCCGACGTTTCGTCGAGCAAGATTGACCCTTACGATCCAATTACTGAAGACGATATAGGCGAAGGCGAAACAGTCAAGCCGGAAGCGGCGACAAGAGCGCGCAGCGTAGAGGAAGCCGAGCGTCGTCGCCTGGCCAGAAAGCGTGGCAAGCACGGCAAGGCGACCATACTGACCAGTCCGCAGGGTTTGCTCGATGAAGCGCCTGTCCTGCGCAGAACGCTGATTGGCGGCGCTGCCAAGTCTTAAACGCAGCATGACGAAACAGTGAGTGAATACAAGGACTTAACATCACTATACGGCCAGATAGTCTACATGGCCATGCGCACCAACGTCTACAAGACGTACACGTTGTCTGACTTCGACAGGCTTTTCGTACCGCCGATATCTTTAGGCCAGTATTACACGTTTGGAGACGGTGAAATGCTTACCGGATTTGTCTCCTGGGCTAACCTGACCGAGTACGCAGAGGAAGGCTTTATGGCTAGATCGAGGAAGTTGCAGCCTGAAGACTGGTCGGCTGGCGACTATTCACGCATTTGGCTTGTAGATTGCCTGTCACCATGGGGCGGAATTATGAATGTTGTGAGACACATAACCAAAGACCTGCGCGTCAAGGCTGATGCCAATGGCTGGCCCGCCAGCCGCGCGAGGTGGTCACGGACTTATGGCGATGGCGTCGTGCAGCACGTTGGAATGGTAAAACGATGAGTGGTGACGGTGACGGTGGCGGTGGTGGTGGTGGCGCTGGCGATGTCGGTGACCTGGGTGGAGTAGGCGAAGAAAGCGATGCCAACACGTCGGCAGACGCCGTTTCTGGCGGCAGCGGTGGCGGTGCCACGGGCGACGCAGGAAACGATACCATGGGCATGTCACAGGCTGATGCAGCGGTAACATCCGATCCTGCCTCAGATGCTGCCGCAGCCGCTGCTGCCGCAGCCACAGCAAACGCGGAAGCCGCGCATGGATCAGGCGCGACTGCCGACATGGACGCGGCTAATGCTGCCCAGACTGCCCAGGCCAACGCCACCGCCCAGCAAGGGGTGACCTCATCTGGCATGACTGAGGCGGAACAGGCTGGTATGCCGGCGACGGCAGAAGAGGCTCAAGGCCAGACATCGACCTCCAGTGGCGGCGGCATCATGAGCGACATACAGGCACAGCTCCAGAACCCTGTCGCCCTGGCCGTGCGGGCGGCGTCGCTTATAAGCCCGGTATTTGGACCCATAGGTATGTTTGGGCAGGCGATGAATGCGATGGGGGCCACAGACCCCACCGGTGGTAGCTCAGACCCCACCGCTGGCAACCCTGACAATGCCGATATAGGCGGGCCGACTGACGACTATGTCGTTCGGGGCGCGTCGGCAGGGTCTGTGGCAGCGCCGTCAGCAGGAACAACACTGGCGTCATCCCGCAGGAATACTGGCTCAGGTGCAGCAGCATCGACGGCAGAGACGGCGTCTACAGCGCCCACAGTGTCACCAAATGCGGCGTCGTCAGCGCCAGGCAGTCTGATACGCCGTAGGCGCAGCTCGAAAACAATACTGACCAGTCCGCAAGGCGTCTTGGGCGGCTTCACCACAGCGCCGGCCCGGCGAACGCGGTCTTTACCCTTGAAGAGCTTGTTAGGCGGTTAAAAATAATGGCTGAAACAGACAAAATGGCGGTCACGCTGCTGAAGCGTCTCTCCACACTGGAGGCGCAAAGGCAGACCTGGGAAGACCTGTGGCAAGATATTGCTGACTATGTCGTTCCACGGAAAGCCGACATCACCGTCAAACGGTCGCCAGGCGACAAGCGGACAGACCGCCTGTTCGACGCCACTGCTGTCCACGCCGCCGAGCTGTTGAGTGCGAGCTTGCACGGCATGCTGACGAATGCATCGACGCCATGGTTCTCCCTCAGATATAGAGATCCGGGGTTCGACGCCGACGACACGGCCAAGGAATGGCTTGAAGGTGCGACCGAGGTCATGTACCAGGCGTTAGCCCGGTCGAACTTCCAGGAGCAGATACACGAGCTGTACCACGACCTGATCACGTTCGGCACCGGCATCATGCTGGTCGAGGCCGACGAAAAGCAGAAGATTAGGTTCTCAACACGGCACATATCTGAGTGCTACCTGTCTGAAGATGACCAGGGCCGTGTAGACACCGTGTTCCGTAAGTTCAAGATCAGCGCCAGAGCTGCGTATGCACGTTGGGGCAGCGCCGTTGGCCAGCGCATAGAGAAGATGGCCGAGAACGACCCCTATGAAGAGGTTACCCTGGTTCACGTCGTCAGGCCGCGCGATGAAAGAGACGTCACGCAATACGACAATATGAATATGCCGTATCAGTCCTGCTATTTGAACCCGGACGAAAAGATCGTGATGTCCGAATCCGGCTTCAAAGAGATGCCGTATTTGTGTCCGCGCTATCTGAAGTCCAGCTTTGAGCTTGGCTATGGCAGATCACCGGCCAGCAGCTCGCTGCCAGACATCAAGATGTTGAATAAAATGTCCGAGGTCACGATCCGCGCGGCGCAAAAGCAGGTAGATCCACCGCTCATGGTGCCTGATGACGGCTTCATGCTGCCGATCCGCACGGTTCCTGGTGGCCTGAACTTCTACCGATCGGGAACACGCGACAGGCT